TATCATCAGTCCTTACAGTTGTGTTACCTGAACTCCAGTTTTTGTTGCGCTTAATTGCAACAATCATGTTTTCTTCGATCTTACGCATGATGAAAAATTAGGTAGGGTTGATGATAAGAATAGGTGGACAATCAGCAGGACATAGGCATGTATTCAGAACGGGGCATTTTTTCGGTGTTGAATCCAGTCACGTTACTACCATCCATAGCAATACGAGACTGCCAATCATTCTTAGCATCAGTTGCAACAACCACGCTATATGATTTCATACCATTAGAACGCCAAGTGACGCGACGGATGAATCTTTTGATGACAACTTTCATCCCTTTGTTATCATCAGTCTCAGCAATAAATGCTTCGGGAAAATAATCGACGATGGTGACGTTGTTGGTGACTTGCATCGGGTGATTGATTTCGATACTGTTAATATACAGGTTTTAATCCTGTTTGGTGATTGTTAGTGCCACTAGAAGAAGTGGCACATATTCTTTACATTTTCTAGGTTAAGATTATCATGCTTCGATGAGAACAATTTTTTCAGGTTGGCGAACAAAAAATTCTCCCGTACTTCCATTGTGTCCCATAGAATGTTCTTTAGGAAGTAAAGAAGAACTGAAACATGGACGCCATGAATGATCGTTTGATTCAAATATCGCAAACCCTAAAACTCCAACATTACTCATCATCTCTAATCCATGCTTCTGAGCAATACTTTCAGAAGCAAATCCCTTCTCTTCGATGTTCCACCACTTGTTTGAACTTACCTGCCCAAACAACACACAAACAAAGGTTGAATTAGTCATGATGAAAGATTGAAGTTTCAACTGTTGATACAATACAGGTTTTAATCCTGTTTGGTGATTGATAGTGACACTAAAACTGTTGGCACATTTTGTTCATAAATTCTTCATTCTCTTCTTCAGTGATATTATCCACTGAACTTTCAATAACATTCACACCCATATTTTCTAGGAGTGTTGTTAATGCATGTTCTAACATAAGTGGATCAAAAAACTCTTTATTGACAGTAAAAGAAATGGTGGAAGTGTTCATGATCAGAGAAGAATAAGGAACAGGAAAGTGTAAAATAAGGAGTAGGATTTCGCCCACTCTTTTTTAGTTTTAATCACTTAGAAATGTGGCGAATGTGTTCAATAGCGCAATAATAAGCATCCAACCAACCATCAAAGTTTCCTACAGTTCTTGTCACTGAAGACAATACATTTCCGTTAGGATGAAGTGCAGTAACCATGGTGTAAGTTACAGCGAATTGATCAACACTTTCATCACCAACATATTTGGCGGAATGTGTGATCGAAACTTTGCTATTTTTCTTGAAACGATATACCGAGCGAGTGTTCATATGATGCGCGGTTACATCATCACCGAACACTGATTCTGCTTTCCAACCTTGTCTGAAGAGTGACATTTTGAAGGTGAATTGCTTTGACTCTTTTAATATACATGAAAAAAGTAGCAATGGTGATTGTTTGTGCCACTGCTACTTTTGTCACATATTCTTTTAACTTAGAACATAGCAATAATCAATAGAATTTACGCAAAATCCTGTCGCTGATGTTATCTCTTCAACTAAATCATCAGCGTCTGATGCTTCCCACGTTGTAGACATAACATCATTGATAACATCTTGTTGCTCAGTTGGTGATAACTCAAAATTGTCATCTTCAAAGTCGATGTTAATCTCAGTGATACGATAATGCATGATTCAATCAAGAATAGAAATGTCGTATGATGTAAAATTAGGATATTGTTTTTCTACCCATTTTGATAACTTTGTGTTCTGTGATTTTTTACCTTTGTGTGTTTTAGGACGTGTGGGCATGTCTTTTAAGAATGACAAATGTCCCTCGTCCGTTGTAACTTGAATCCGATAAGTTGCAGCAGTTGTGTTCATTTTGCAGGAAAGTTCTTGACAACAGCATCACACAATACTTTGATTAAATCTTCCATGTTTGCTTCATTAACTTCAGGAAGTGTACTATAACACCAATCTTCAACAATTCCATCAATGTCCCACATAAGTTGTTCGCGGGAAGTAAGCATTTCAGTGTTCATTTTTCGACGGTGATAGAAAGAATTTCAAAGTTAGGATTGAGGCGGTTACATGTAAGAATTGCTTCCTTTTCTGTCTCCTTAATGTAACTCAAACTGTCGTTCATAACCCAACCATATTTGCGATGAAAACGTCCATGAAGAATGAATTTAGATTCAGTCATTTTTAATCAAAAAGGAAGTGTCCAGCGAGAGTGTTGTGCAGTTGTGATTCTACCTTCGTTCAGAAGATTATCACAAACGTTAATAAAAACTTGCCATTTTTGTTCGCGGTTAAGTTTTTCACCGCAGTCATTCACCGTCTGGCGAACAACATTTTGTACCTGAACTTTAGAAAGACTCATGATAATCACTCTCCAAACATTTCGGTGAAAAGATCAACTCGATTCTCACGATCATACTGATCGTTGGTATATCGAATGTCGTTTTTGATCCACTCAAGTTTTTGCTGAGTTTCGTACATTTCCTTGCGGAGATGATACAAACGTTGATTGCGCTCAGTGATTGTCATGGGGTGAATTCCTTTGACACTGTTAATATACATGAAATAAGTGCCAATAGTAAATGTTTGTGCCACTAAAACTTGTGTCACATATTCTTATACATTTTCATATTCAAGTTCAGTAACATACCAACGGGCAACTTTTTCTCTAATTTGTTGCAATAACTCTTCGCGGGTGTTTGCATCATAAGTTAGAGATTTTGCTTTTTCGATGTTTGCTCTCATCTCAGATCCATCGTAGTCGTCTTCATTATCCAACCAATCAAATTGAATGTGTGTGATTTTGTAAGTCATCGTTTAATAGTAGAAATTGCGGGTTCACCTTGTTCAAAGACAGTATCAACAACTGCCTGAACTTTTCGACTGGTTGTGATACCTACACGATCAAATACAGGCACCACAACCAAACCGAACTGCTTTGATTTATCTCCCAATCTGATAACACGTCCGATAGTTTGACTGATACCAATGTAGTCCATGTTTCGCATGAAAAGAACTGCTTCCAATCCATTCACGTTGATACCTTCGGACAAAATACTGTGATGGATAACAACAAATCTCTTACCCTTTTCTTTGCCCCAAGTATTCAACGTCTCGAAGAATGTTTCGCGATCAACTTTATTACCATCAATAATTGCACCTGTCTTGGATGTAATCATCATCCAAGAATATCCACGCTGATGTAAATCAACACAGAACTTAGTTTGTGATACTAATCCGATGATCTGTTTAGTAGTACGAGCAGCAATCAAGATCTTATCAACATTCTCATCATCAATCGCACTTAGCATATAATTAGCGTCACGATCATAGTTCAATCCTTTCTCTGCCATTTCCATCTCTTTCACTACAACTTTGGGCGGCAAGATATATCCACCTTCAACCAACTCAGGGGCAGGAACATTGCAGATCGTGTTACCATAAATCTCAGGCATATTCATGCCAGGTTTGAACACTGTGCTGCTGTACTTTGGAGTCGCAGTGAAAAAGAACGCCCGCGAATTAGATTGACTAAGTTGTTCTGTAGGTGCAAAAAAGTTGCGCTTCACACTGTTATGCGCTTCGTCAAAATAAGCAGTGTGAATGTCAATCTCAGCGTCTACAATACGCTGCAAACTGTTGTAAGTGGTGAAGATAAGTTTTCTGCCACGAGTGTACTTACTCCACAACTTGATCTGCTTTGTTTTAGTTGTACTGAAGAAATGTGTCTCACCTGAGTGAACATGAAGAACACTGACGTTTGTGATATGTTCTAGAAATTCAGAACATAACTGCTCCGCCAACAAAATACGCGGCGCAACTACAACAACTGTGCGATTCACACTATCATCGAAAGCGGACAATGTATCCTGAATCATGCACATTGTCTTCCCTCCACCTGTCGGGATGATAACAGTGCCCTTTTCATTCTTCCGCATTGATTCACATGCACGCTGCTGATGTGGACGGAGGGAAAACATTGAACTTTTTTGACGTTGATAACAGTTTACATGAAAAAGGTGTCCCTGGCAATACAGTGGACACCTTGATAATTGTCACACTAGAAACTTTTTTTCATAATTAAGAAGATCTAATGGAGCAGGGATAATGTTATTTTCACATTTTACACTATCTTTCCACCTTGATCCATTTTTACGATATAATTTGATATTCAGTTTCTTATATTTCAAGTTGGTTGGAACATAAACTTTGTAATCAATACCATCATTTTCAGTCAACATACTCAATTCTTTATTTTCTCTCTTAGTGACTGTGATTGTGGAACACGATAACCAAAATAGATTTTCAAAGATTGTGTAATCTTTGAGGTAAACATCAGCATTGTCCATAATCATTCTCCCGATAAATTGTGGTGACAAACAATGATCATGACACCTTTCTTTTGGAGAATTGATTGCAGATTCACTGATCAATCCAGTGTGATTTACCTGAGCACAATCAAAAACGGGAATGTAATAAAGTCGGGTGATTGGACGAAAATAGTGTTCTTTACCCCAATTTTTTCGACTTGCCTGCATATGCAGAAAGGCAGTTTCTGCATATGCTCTCCAGTCTTTAGATCTCATAATCAGGCGATGTAGAGATAAGAACCTGCCCAATCTGCCTTCTCAAAACATTCCTCACGAGATGCAATGTTCAGGAGATTGTAACGAACAATCTTTGCAGGTGCTTTGAATGTTGCTGCCTTGTAAACATCTCCCGTCTTTTTATCAACGAAGGCATGAGAACTGCGGGAACCTGATTCAGTTTCCATCACAATTTTGTGGTACTTTCTACCACTCTCGATGTAGAACTTATATTCGAGAGTGTGTCCTCTGCGGTTAAAATCCATCAGGAGAGCATCACACAACATCAGCGTATATTTGCGGACGTTGAGTTGAATTTGATTGCGAGCGTCTTGAGTTGCAACGAAATCAGCAAATTCAGTAGTCATGGGGTGAATTCCTTTGACACTGTTAATATACAGAAGATTGATAGTCTGTGGGGGATTAGTGGACAGTATTCAAAGTGTCACAGTATTTCTAAAATGGTTACATTTGATGCAATCGTAACTCTATTATCACATTTATTGATAGGGACTTCATGACTTAATGAAGGGGGAAATAATACAAGTTTGCCAGGTTCTGCTTTAATTTTTTTACCACTTGTAGGAAAAACTAATGGTGATGAACCTTTAGGTGTGTTGACAAAATAAACAAATGCAAGTGTGCAAAAATGTAAATGACTATGTTTTAATGTTTCTTGATTTTTATCTAATCTCGCTGCCCATGTGCCAAATTTGAAATTATATGAACCACTCAATTTATCTCGAACAATTTGTTCAACCCAATTTTCAATCAATGTAACTCCCCTTGGTTTTAGATTAATATCATCTCCAGTAAAACCAAATTGACTTCCTCTAACGTTAGTGTAGTTTGAAGTATTTTCGTGCGAATAAAAACTTAGTTTAGAAAAATCATCCATCAATTTCTTATTAAGACTTTGATGGTGTGGATGATAATGTATTTCTATTTTTAAATTTTCTCTGCAATACATCATTTATGGGTGAATTACTTTAACTCTTTTAATATGCAGGTTAGAGACGCTCCTAGGTGCCTCTGGTGAACAATATCAAGACTGTCTCCAGGTATTCATATTGTTAAAGTTTGCACGGGAAAATTCAAAACGATTAACTAACTTATACAGTCCATGTTCATTGCTCCGAACATAACCTTCGCCCTCACATTGTTTGTCTCCGATGTATGTTTTAGGGCCATTATTACGGCACATGAATAACATGTCATCCTTGATAGATTTAATCAAGAACCAGAACGAAATCAGCATAGAATTGTCAAAAGTATCTGGAACTACGTCAATACCTTCACGGATACATTTGTTCAATTCGATCTTAAGTTTCTCTGCGTCAAGTGGATCAGCAAATGTTACTAACTGCGCCATTTGTCGGGCGAAACCAACAATCTCCTCAAAATCTTCATCAACTTCCCAGCACTTTGGTTGCACCATTTTCACATACGCATTACCTTGCATATTGAAATACTCCATAGGATAAGCAACAGCATCCCGCAGATCTTTCTCACATTGATAGAAAGTATGTGGAGCAATAATAATCTCCTCAGTTACAATCTCATCAAAAATGTAAGTGAGAGTATTCGGGGTGTAAGTGTCATCACCACCGAAACCAATAAAATCTCCTTGAATTACATCATCTGTGTGAGGAAGATAATCATAACAAGCATGAAGAATCTTGGCAACTTCTCCACTATGATTGTTGTCAATATCCTCGTGAGATTCATTGATCTTGATTTTTACTTTGTTGAAGACACTTTTGGTGCCAACAAAAAAGTTTCCTGTCGCAGGATTTGTGCCCCAAACAACAGCAGGGGAACCATCAATCTTCACGGAAAGATGTGAAGGAGTGAGGAACCAATCGAGAACGGAAAGATCACCTGAAAGAATAGAATCTTCTGGGTGTTGGATGTGAAGGTTTTTCATGATTACATCTTCGCATAAAAAAAGGGGTTTGACAACCCCGCTGTGACACTTATTTAATTGTCTTTTTCTTCCTAAAGTATTCACTCTCACACTGAAAATAGATTCGTGTTTGTATGAATTTTGGATCGATGTATTCTACTGTATGTGGTTTGTTGTTAAATGGATTTCGATGGATTAGTATGTGATCGTATTTGTGAGGCGTCATAAAAACAAATAAGGCACCCCTATTTAGTCGGGATGCCTTTAACGTGTTCTAGAGATTGTTAGAGTTTCCAGAACAACCATACCAAAGGTATGTATGAAAGTTGATAATTACACAGTCATATTTGTATCAAACTCATTACATTCAATGTTCATACCAACAATGTCACCCTGCTCATCAAGAAATTGATCAATAGATTCATCATTCCAATACATCATTTCTTCAATTTGAGGAGTGTCGGTGAACTCAAAAGACATAACAATAAAATAAACAATAGGGTGCTGATTTCCTATCGCCGCTACACCTGAAACCAGCAAAGGGGTGTACCGCAGTTAAGATGGCGGAGATCAGTTTGTCGATCTCACTTATTGTTTTGCCTCTCAACTTCTTTAATATACAGGAGATTAGAGTGCTGTGTCAACTTAGTGGACAGTTAGTTGAACGTCCCTACCTTCCAGGTTGTTCTTTACATGTTCCTCCCAAAAGATTGCATCTTCAATCTTATAGAAAACTGCTTTGTGACAGGCATAACCTTTCTTCTTTGGTTTTTTGTACGAAACTTGATACTTAAGCATGATAATTCACTGGGGATCTGAATACCTACCAATCTGGGATTTGTAGGTGTCAATGTTACCTCTTCTGTTTTTGATGTATTCTAACTCATGCCAATCCCAATGATGGCATACAATTAAAATGTGATGTTTTTTGTGCATTGGCACTAAATCATCATCTTTGTCCTTAACACCAACTTCAATCGTCAGGTATTCTTTGTCAACAAAGTACACCCAACCTTCAACATTCCGCCATTTTACATAATCATCAACCTCAGGAGTATAAGACATATTCAAGCGGATTTAAGTTCAACTGCATTGCAGTATAGGGACGAGTATTAGAAATGTCTACCGAATCTCCACACTTGGAGGAGTTAATAGGCGCTGAATAGGTTCCCGACTTTGTATTGTAGAACCCCCAGATCGTACTAACACGATCACTAGAATAAGTGTAATGATCGGGATGCTGTAACCAAATAGCGACAACATTACGCTTAAAGGGTTTAACCTCGTAGGTGTATCCTTTGGGGGGTTTGTGTGGGAATCCATCAGGCAGAGACAGGTTCATCAGGGACAGAGATTGTTTCATACTCTGGATACATTGTAGTCACAATATACTGTGCTAGATCTCTATTAGGTGCCACTACTTCAACTGCCACAGTGTAAATGTATTCTGGTTCATCAATAGCACCTTTCAT